GTCATCATGCAGCGCTTGCATGAGCAGGACGTGTCGGGCGTCATCGTCTCGAAGAACTTGGGCTACGATCACTTGATGCTGCCCATGGAATTTGAGGCGGCCCGGCGCTGCAGAACGTCTATCGGGTTCGTCGATCCCCGCAAGGAAGATGGCGAGCTGCTATTCCCGGCCCGGTTCCCCCGGCATGTCGTGGATCGCGACAAGGCCGTGCTTGGCGAGTATGCCGTTGCCGGTCAATTCCAACAGCGCCCCGCGCCTCGAGGCGGCGCGATCTTCAAGACGACATTCTTCAAGCGGTATGACGGCGCCCCCCCGGCCATGCGCTGGCGGGCGATCTTTGCCGACACTGCGATGAAGGCGAAAGAGGAAAACGACTATTCCGTATTCGAGGAATGGGGCCTCGGGGTGGATGGCAGGCCCTACCTGCTAGACCTCGTGCGCGGCAAGTGGGAAGCGCCCGAACTCGAAACCGTCGCCCGTGCATTCTGGACCAAGGCTTACGCGCGCCCTTCAAACGTGTGGGGCACGCTGCGTTACATGGGCATCGAAGATAAGGTTTCGGGCACGGGCCTGATCCAGAAGTTCCAGCGCGAGCGCATCCCCGTCCAAGGGATCGAACGCGACAAAGACAAGGTGCAGCGCGCCCACGACGTGACGCCCTATCTCGCGGTCAACCCGATCATGATCGCAGAAGATTCGCCGTTCGCGGATGTGTATCTGGCGGAAATGCAGTCGTTTCCCAGGGCCGCGAACGATGACCAAGTCGATCCGACCGTCGACGCGGTGAAAGCTCTCTTGGCCGGCGGCCTCAACTACAACGCATGGGTGACATGATATGGCTGGCGGCATCGTGAAATTTACGACTGACAGCCTGATTAACCTCGTGTCTCAACTCGCCACGGGCAAGAGCAAGCTCGCCGCCGACGCCTTCATCTTTTCCGACAAGTCGCACCAAGAGCTTTCGAGCATGTATCGGGGCGATTGGATGGCGCGCAAGATCGTCGATATCCCGGTTTTCGACATGCTTCGCGAGTGGCGCACATGGCAAGCCGCTCCCAATCTGATCGAAAGCATCGAAGCCGCTGAAGATCATCACAAGGTTCCAGCGAAGGTCTCGCGCGCGGCCCGCCTTGGGCGCCTCTATGGTGGGGCTGCCATCGTGGTCGGGGCCGATGTCAATAACCCGGAACGCCCGCTCACGCCGGCGAACATGGGCAAGCGGGGCCTCAAGTATTTGAGCGTCCTCTCGCGCCACGCCTTCAACACGCCAGAAATCGACACCGATCCGCGGTCCCCGACGTTCGGCCTGCCCAAGTTCTATGAGGTCCGCACCGATACGGGCGTCGGCGTAAGGCTGCACCCGTCGCGCGTGATCCCGTTCTTTGGGTCGGATCGCATGGAGCCTGAAACGGCCCTCGTTGACGGGTGGTCCGATAGCATCCTGCTTTCAACGTATGACGCCATTCACAACGCGGCGCTGGCGCAAACCGCCGTCGCAGAACTCATTCACGAAGCCAAGGTTGACGTGATCTCGATCCCCAACCTCGGGGCTCAACTCGGCACGACGGAAGGCACGCGCCTGATCTCGGAACGCTTCGCCAACGCGAACACGATCAAGAGCATCAATCGCATGTTGCTCTTGGACGATCAGGAAAAATGGGAGCGGAAGCAAACATCCTTTACGGGGATGCCCGATTTGATCGCCCAATACCTGCAGATCATCTCGGCTGCATCGGACATCCCGGCAACCCGTCTCTTGGGCACGTCCGCAAAGGGCATGAACGCCTCGGGAGAGGGCGACCTTCGCAACTATTACGATATGCTCTCGGGGCTGCGAAAGCAGACGATTTGGCCGCAACTCGCCTACCTCGATCAGATCCTTTGGGTGGATGCGACAGGCTCAATCCCCCGTGACGCATGGGCCGAATGGGCGCCGATGTGGCAGATGTCAGAGAAGGAAAAGGCGGACATCGCCAAGACGCGGGCCGATACCACGAAGATTTATGCCGAGATGGCGTTGCTGCCCGATGAAGCGCTGCGCCTTGGCGTGCAAAACCAACTGATCGAATCCGGGGTTTATCCGGGCCTGGAGGCCGCAATTGCAGCGCTACCATCTCGCGGCAATGGTGAAAGCGAAGACCCCGAGGCGGACAACGATAACTCTGAGGCCAATCGATCCGTCGGGGACGCTCGAAACCTCGTTACTCGTCACGCTTACCCAAATGGCGAGAAACCTCGTATCATGGTCCCGCGCGAACGTCGTTCCGGTTATTGAGGCCGAGCGCCGGGCTTTTGCCGCCCGTGACGGCCTTACGCTTGACGGTGTCGGCGCGAATGCCCGGTCGATCATCAACGCCCTACGCATCGAAGCCGAGCGCCTAAGCGCCAAAGCCGATCTTGAAGCGCGGGCCGCCATCGAAAAGGACGGCAGCCGGCACACACGGCAGTTTATCGCAGGGGTGCGCGCTCAAGCGCAGATCGACCTTTCGGCCCTACTCAGGGACGACGATCTCGTTGACGTGCTTTCCATCCGATCCGAAGAGGCAAACCGCCTCATTAGAAACCTGTCTCAAGACATCCACGACAGGATTGAACGGGAAACCTTGGGAGCGATCTTCGAGGGCCGGTCGAATGCCGACGTCGCGAAGTCCTTGCAAGAGATTGACGGCATCGGGCGGCAACGGGCGCGCCTGATCGCACGAGACCAGGCCTCAAAGTTGAACGCGGCGATGAACGAATACCGGCAAGGGCAAGCCGGGGTGACGCATTACAAATGGGCGACGATCTTGGATGGCCGGGAGCGCCCTTCGCACAACGCCAACAATGGCAAGATTTTTCCTTGGGCTCGAGCGCCTGAGAAAACAGGGCATCCAGGGCATCAGATCAACTGCCGGTGCCGGGCGTTGGCCGTGATCACCGATGACCCGGAAGAGATTGAAAAGGGCGCCGTGCCGCCTGATCTTGATCCGGGCGACCTAGACGACTTTTTCGTTGCCAATCTGCCCGCAATCCGGTCGGTTTCTGCCGTGCCGCGCACCAACATTGGGGCGCTCACGCCCGCCGACATTGCCGAACGGCTTACGCAGGCGGTTGAGCTGCAACGCAAGGTCTCGGCAGCAACGGCGGCAACCTTGCCGGAAGCGACGGCAGAAAAGCTCATTGTCGAATTGTTCGGCTACTTGCCGAAAGATACCGATCTTGCCGCCATGTTGCCGGGCACGATCTCGAAGCTGGTCGCGTCCCGCCGCACCATCCTCGTGAAAGCAGCCAACGAACGGCTGGCGCTGATTGAGAGGCTTCTGAGACAACCGCCGCCGCCCGCCATCCCCGCCCCGCCGCTTTCAAGGGGGGCAGGACCGGCGATCCCAACGCCCGGGCAACAACCGGCCACGAACGCACCGCGACAGCCAGCGGCAAAGCCAATGGCGAAGAAAGAGTATCCGGCCGGTCGGTACTTCGAGCGTGAGGCCGGCCCCGAAATGCTGATCGAGGACGCCGAAACAGCCGGGGAAGATTTCACACGGTCGCAAGGTATCAAGACCGGCCACGAATGGGGCCTAGTGCACGACGCGCGCGGGCGCATCATTGCCCGTGTATCTAGCGGGAAGCGTAACGCAGTCGAATTCAGCCCTAGCCAAATACCGGAAATGTACGACGCCGACGCGAGCGTGACGTTCCACCACAACCACCCGTCAAGCTCCACGTTCTCGCCGGAAGACGTGCGGGCCTTCGTTGCGGCAAGGGGGCTTGATAAGCTGTTCGCGCACGGGCACGACGGATCAACCTACGTCATGAGGTCGCTAGACCGGCGCCTCGCGGCAGTTTCTCTTGACCGGGCGCAAAAGCGCGCCGAAACTCGCATGGCTGCGTTCGTTGCCAGTGGGGAGATGACAAGCCGGGATGCGTTCTTTCTGGCGCACCATGTCCGCATGAGAGTTTTGGCCGATCTCGGCCTCGTTGAATATCGGTTTCGACCGAAAGGCGACACGGCCCGCATGTTTGCCGAGCACAACGAACGGATTGAACAAGCCGTCGCGCGCATCGTAAGGACGTGGTGACATGCCGTATTTCATTGATCCCCCCGTGCCGTGGGCAACGCTTGACGAGTGGCGGGAGTACCTTGCCGATCTAGAAGGCGAGCTTGACGGAAATCCGGGCGACGAAAGCCTAGAGCGAGCGATCAAGGAAGCCCGCGAGCACATCGCGAAGGCTGAAAAGGAAGCCCCCGGGCCGTAAGTGGCCGGGCAAAGAACTGCACACATCAAGGCTCGCCCTAACCCGGCGGGCCTTTTGCTTTTTGAGGGCCGCCCAACATGCTGACAGACCGCGCCGCGTTCGCTGCCGATAAGGCCGACGTGATCGAAAAGACGCCGCGCATCGTCATGCTGCGGGCGGACTTCGAGACGCAGAACAAGCTTCGCGAGTGGGCAAAGGCCGAGGGCTTTGATCTTGGGTGGTCGCACTCAGGGTGGCCCCAAGGCTCTTGGGACTTCGACTTCCACATCACCATCGTCGCCAGCGAGAATGCCGTCCGCATCGAGGATGGCGTGCGATGGATTGATCCCGTGACCGTGACGCCGACAGGCTTTGAGGTCTTGGGCGAAAG